TGTCAATGTGCAATAATCTGTTAAGTTAGTATTGCCCTTATAAATTTCTTCCAAAATCCATTCCCTATCTTTATATTGGAACTTCAAGGTAAAAGTCTTGAATGTATTATCCTCATTCATCTCATACTTAATATGGATAGTCGGCTTAATCCGATAAGTAGAGTTGTATAAATCTTCCCTAACCTGGTCTCTTTTAAAATCCATTCTATGCCTCGTCTTGTAATGTTAAAGCAAAAGTAATAATCGACCTCTCTAGAACGACAATGTCATCTGAGGCATTTGTGTCTGCGTGAACTAATTTAACCCTAATCTGATTCCATTCACCTAAACTATCTAACGGAAATTCGGCAGTAATTATGTTGTTACTTGCTAAAGTAAATGGCAAGTTAATCGGTAAACTTGGGGAGTTACCCATTAAGCTAACATCACCCATTGAGATATATGCTTGGTCATCAATAGATACTGAAACTGCTATATTATAGCTACCAGAAGACAATGCTTTTATCTTTAATACACCTCCGCACTTCTTGATTAGTGGTTGTTGTAGGTCTTATTTGTGTCCTTCTTCTTGATAGGTAATAGCGGTTCCGTTGGTTGTGGTGGTTCCTTCGTCGGTATAACCATACCAAGCCCGATAAACTGTGCCGTCTCCGTGCTTGCCATAGTAAAGGTACTCTTGCCCACCAACCTTGTATCTAGCCCAGCATCTTGGAGACCATCCTTGTATAACCATAAACGACTTTGCTTCAGGATAATAAACCCAAGTATCAAATGTCGCAGCACCAGTGGGGACGGCTATGAATATCTTGTTATCAAAATACTCCATACAAACTCTCTCAATGTATGCAAATGAAATTCTAGCAAATTCGTCTTTTAGGAAATACGACAACGGATAATCTGTGCCAGACTGCAACTTATCCTGAACTGTGCGTCTTAATGCCCTAAATCCATCTTGAGAGAAGTAGTAAATATCATCACCGGCATTAACCCACGCTTTCTTACCAACAACACCTCTATTGGTTACAATCGGTTCTGGCTTGTCTGTAACCGCTGGCGTGGCACTTGGGGCAATACCCCAGATGGCTTCACTACCCATAATAATCATTCCAGTATCACGGGTAGGGACTATGCCCCGTTCTATACCAACAGGAATACGGAATACATTACTTACGGTGTCCCAGCAAGACGAGTAGTCCTCATCATAGGCATCAGAGAAATACAGTAAGTCGTTAACTAAAACCCAAAATCTATTTCCATACCAACACATAACGGTTGAAATCGGTGGACTATCGCTACCGGTTCCAGCCGTGTTTCCTAAATCTTGGAAGTTTCCAGCACTATCTAATCTGAAAGCATTGTCCACACCGTTTTGAATAATAACTACATCATCAGGTGCTAGACCGCTCTCTTTGCCCGAACACATACCAACTTCAGTTGAGGCGGTAAAGTCAGCTTTTAAGACGGAATGGTTTCCAGCACCTTCCCACTTATTAAGAGAAGTTCCCTCATAAGAAAGTAGTTGGTCGGTATCACCTTGAACTTCAAAGTTATGTAATCCAATAATTGAATTAGCACCTAAATCATCACCAATTAAAACTGACCCTGGACGCTTGCTAGTTTGCCCAGCAGTTCCTAAATCAATATTTATAAGGACAGTAGACTGAGTTTCTCCAATCAACGCACCCTGTTGGCGAGAGTTGACGCCCCCAGACAAATCTCGTCTCACGACAAAGACCTGCTGGTCATCTGGTGTTCTGATACTAGATATTACTCTTACATCTTGTATGCTCATATTTAGTAAAGGTTATCTTTTGAATAGGTAACTGGTTTAAAAGTAACCACTTCGTTAGGGTTATTCTCTTTGTTAAAAATGTATTGCTGAAGTTCTAGATTAAACTGTGTTTCTTTGGCGGTGGCTTTAGCGCCCTGCCGCTTGTAAAACCAGCTATCAGCTTCTGCCCCAATCTCAATTAAGTCCGCAATATCTATGCACGGATAATCATTGGCTTCGGTCATAGGCATTGGTTGGATTGAGTAGGGTAAGGATATAACTATTGCTGTTGTGGGGACATAATGTAACTTGATTAACTTGTATCTAGCTTCAGTAGTTTTAGGTGCTAGGGTAGCTACCGTTACTGCCGCAGAATTTGCGGTTACTGTTACTGTTCCAGTAGTTACTGCTGATTTACTAATACCCTTAACACGAGTATATGAATTTGCTGAATTGGCACTTGATGTTCCAGTTAAAGTAACGGTTTCAGTAATCTCCACGCCGCTCGAAATCCCTCTAACTAAAATAGTTTGAGTGGTGTCAGCAGACGAGCTTGAAACAATTGCTAAAACCGAAGACGCTGACGGTTGTGCCTGAACGGTATCTTCATAGATTACATATCTGCCAACCGTTCCGCTATCGTCAACTTCCCCAGCAAAGTTATTTACTAGTGTTGGATAATCTGTCTTAGCAATCTCTAATCCGTTTGTGGCGTCTCTTGCTGAAATCTCTTTGCCGAAGTCATCTGGTAGGACATAATTTTGCGTCCCAGAAACCGTGGTAAATGTATAATCATAATCTACATTGCCCCAGTTGATAGTCCGCAACACTTGGAACATTCTCTTATTTAAGAAAGTCCCTATGATTGTAGCCATCGCAGCACTTGAGTCTTGTATGCGTTGACCAACCTCAGTTTTCATCGTGTTAAAATCTTTATTCATTTTTAAGCGTCTCCAATAGCCAATCTGGTGGCTTTACTTCTCTAACCTTTTTCCAATTATTAAGCAATTCTTCCTGACTATGACCTTCTTCTTTATATTCCCAGTTTGATTTCCACTCAATTACTTCTGGGGTAAAAACCAAACCTAAATGTTGCATTACTATCTCTGGACACTCAATTCTTTTGTCTTTTGTGCAAGAACCCCTAATGTGACTAAATTCAAACTTATCTGGATTGACCGCTACTATTGTCGTATTATTTCTTGATGGAGAAGCGTGATACAGGTCTCCATTGTAATCCATTATATTTACTGCCGCACAAGTAAATTCGCTATTGTATAATCTATTGAATATCTTTTTCTGTTCGTCTATGTGAATGAACTCGTCTGCGTCTGGAGTAAAGACCACATCCATATCCTTTAATAAACCCAACCCCATATTCAATATATCTACTTGCTTATCACATACCCCAGAGAATATCTGTTTATCTGGGTGTTCAAACTTATCAAAGATTTCTTTGGTATTATCAAAGGTTTCTTCTACCGACCAGAACCTATAATTAAGAACAATAACTTTATCTACCCACTTATACTGGTTTAATACTTTTAATAAATACTGTGTTGCGTGATATGACCTAATTAACACCCCTACTTTCACAAACTCTCCTTATGTCATCAGTCATATACTTCAACCGCCATTCTTCATATTGTTTCTTACCAATCTCAAGTGTTTCGCCAGATAACACCCATCTGTAATTGTCGTCCATCTTTGCCCGTTCATTAAGCACGTGCTGGTGTTCCACAATTACATCTGGTCGGTAAAATCCACATTTAAGGGCATCGCATAAATCTATTGCAAATCTATCATTATAGGCACTTGTGATAACTGGAGTTGAAAAGAACCCTAATGCCTTAACTAAATTACCTGACATTACTACTGCTTGTGGGAGCCTGACTTCAATCGGGTGAATCTGTCCCCACCCCCAAGCCATACCCCAGCCACCATTTCTTTCTATCTCGTCAATAAGTATGTTATCCCAACCTTTGGTTCTGTAAACGTGGTCATCACATACTTCGCCATAATACTGATACTCTGGAAACTGTGCTGAGCAGTAATTGTAGACGTGGCTAATGGGTAATCTCTTGCCTATGATATATCGTCTATCTTTAAGAGCAACCTTGTATTCCTCAAGTCTTGGGTCGCATTCGGATATGTAAATAACTAAATCCGTGCCCTCCGACTTTGTTTCGTCAAACGACTTAAGCATAACCTGTATTCTGTCAGGTCGTATTCTTGAAGGGCAGATTATTAGTAGTCTATGAGAAGTAGATGAATTCATAATCCCCTTTGTATCCCCACTCCTTAAACAAAAACTCCCACTCTTCAGGTCTGTGAAACTGCTCACAGGTTAATGCCCAACTTGTGAGGTTATGTAATTCTCTTGTGTTTCTATAACTTTCCACAACTATGTAAGCGTTATTACTATGGGTGTTAATCTGCTTAATTGCTTGTTTTAAGTTTGGTAGTTGTAAGTTATGTAAAGTGTTTATACTAATAATTAAATCAAATCTTTCGTCTATATCATCTAAGTTGTCAATACCTACTTCAAACTTAAACTTATTCTTTAATGGGCTATGTTTTAAAGCATATTCGGATATATCACAACCCCAAATTTCTCCGGGTAATTCATTGGCTAAATACCCCTTGCCACAACCTACATCTAATATCTTTGACTTCTTGTTTAGTTTGTATTTACTAATTAGTTGTTTCGCAACTGGCTTCCACCTACCATCGTCAACATAACCACCATAACCATACTTTCTTTCACCGTCCCAAAAGTCAAATCCAAATCTACGGGCAACTTCCATACATTCTGGTTTATCAGTAGTTAAGTGAGATGAGTAATCACGTTTACCAGATTTATGTAGTGGGGTTATAATATCAACTAACATTTAAAATATCCACCTTTCGGTGATTCAATCCATTTATCAAAAGACGTATATGTTGGCATACCGATTATCTTGAGTAACTGCTCATCATCTCTACAGCAGTGGCACTCGCCTAAAGCCTTAAAGAAATCACCAGAGCCGTTGCCGATTAACTTAACATTTTGCTTTCGGATAACAATGTCATTTCTAATCTGTTCAAATGCTCTATAAACTAAGAACGCTGCAATCGAATACACTATTGGTATTAACCCTGACTCTGCCATACCACTTGCGATACCTACTGTTCCTTGTTCCATAATTCCGCAGTTAACCAACCGATTAGGATATTTCTCTTTTAGTTGGGTAACTTTTCCAAATCCCATATCACATACCAAAAGGTAATATCGTGGGTCTTTAAAGTAAGGTATTAAATTATCTAAAACATTATCTCTCGTTATCATCAGGAACCCTATAATGCCACTTAGGTATATTCTCCATAAACTTATATCCTTTACCCTTAATAGTATTTGCTATTAAAATCTGTGGGTGGTATTTAAGGCTGTCGTAGAGTTCTGCTTGATTATGCCCATCACAAACCTCTGGTCTAAATCCCCAACCTTCAAACCTTTTGAATAAATCCTGTGAAAGAACATTGTCTATTAAATCCATAGCTTGTAACCTATTGCTATCTACGATTACAGTGATATTCATAAGTTGATGGTTTTTCATAAAATTCAATGCTTCCCACATTGAACCTTCCTGCATTTCACCATCTCCAACTATACAGAATACGTGTCCTTCTTTTTTCTGTAAACCCATACCATAAGCTAAACCTACTGCTATCGGTAGTCCATGACCGAGTGAACCAAAACCTTCTAAGCAACCTGTTCCCCACTCTTTCTTTAGGGCATACAAAGCATAACAACCATGACCTTTTGAAAGTATAATCTTATCTTCTGGAAACTTATGCCAAAGAACTTCTATAATATCTGCACAAGAAAGTGAAGGTGCAATATGCCCCATACCTCTACTAATTGCCCCGTCAACAATCTCTTCTCTTAATATCATTTAGTCTGATATATTTCCTTCATATCCACAAGCATTACATTTAAGATGTGTAACCTTGTCTAAATCACAATGATGTGTGACCACATCTGCACTTCCACAAATTGGACAAACCATTATTGGCTCCGATGTTGTACTTTAAACTCTCTAAAACCTGTATCAGTAATTCTATTTATTTCGTTACGATATTCTATTCTACGTTTGTTCATATCTCTAACTTCAATCATCATTTTCTTAACATCTTCGGCTGGCATATCCTCTCCTCTGCGAAACTTATTCTCTCTATTCCACACCTCAAAGTTCATTTGAGTAATACGAATAATAGCGGAAAGCAACTCTCCAGTTAGTTCTATTTTGGAACTATCTACACCTTTAAGTAAGTATGTTTCTTCTTTATGAGCCTGTTCCTCGCCAAAGAACATCTTACGGGCTAAGATACTTAACCTATCAACTAAATCACCGAATGATACTGATATACCAGTTTTCTTCATATAAAATTTATATGTTCAGTTTTTTTAATATACCTATTCAAAAATTCATTAGTTTTGTCGTGCCTACACGCACCCTTGCAATCTTTACCAACAACTAAATTATTTCTTATTGAACTTATTAAAGACCAATAATGCTCACTCTCTACAATCTCTTGAAATGATTGTTTATTTAAATCTCCTAAACAATATTTTTCATTCCTAAAGTGATACCCACATGGATAAAGTTTACCTGTTCCAGAACACTCAATCAATAGTGGTAAATCAACACAGCTTTTATATGGTTTATCACTCTGGTTCATATGAATAATACCCCACTTGGGTATAATCTGTGTTTCATTAGTGGACATTAACTCGGCTTCTTTAAGAACTCCGTCTACTTGATTATAAAATTTCATATCTACTTGGGACATTTCTTTACAACCGGGAACAGAATACTGTTTAATCACAAAGTAATCTACACCACTATCTACAGCAAATTTACTTTCAGGTATTACTTGGTCTAAACACTCGGGTACTAAGACCATTTGTAATCCAATGGTGCATTTGTAACCTTTATCTTTTTTAATATTAACAGCAGTTTCTATGTTGTTCTTGACTGTGTCCCACTTATCAACTCCGTGTATATCTTTGTATTTGTTACCTATTGCTGATAAGTTAAATCTAATCCATACACAATTTGCTAAGAGAATATCTATTTTCTCAGGGGTAAGTAATATGCCATTAGTCCCCACACTTATATCTAATCCATTAGAATTTCCAACTTCTACTGCCTTATAAAGTGCAGGATTTAGGGTAGGCTCACCATCGCCAATGATTGCTACTGACTTAACACCCAATTTTGGTGCGTCAGTCATAAACTTGACGAATATATCCCAATCCATCACCTCGCCTAACTTTTTTTGATGTTTCGCAAAGCAATAGACGCAATTAGCATTACAGGTAGAAGTGGCACCTAAATCTATGTGAATTGGATATACTCTCTTGCCTTTTTCAAAGTGGTCAATCACTCTGTCCATATGCCAAAGTAACTTAGAGGAATCCATTAAGTATTTATCCAACTTTTATCTCCATTGCACAATGCCCAGTTTCTTGAAATCTATTATATTTTAACTTTAAATCACAAGGATTACACTTACCAAAATTATCACAGGGTAAAAACTTATTCGGTAACACTATATCTTTATCAAGAATATGACCATAAGAATTTACCCCATGATATAAGTCGTGATGACATCTGAATAACCTGCCATCTGGTGCAATAAGTAATTCTGAAGGTTTACATAGGCACTTCTTAGCCACACCATCTAATCCTTCTGGATATTTATAAACTTTACTTTTTCCTTCGAGTAATGGTTTAATGCGGAAATCTATGTCAAAGAAAAATGCAACTATTTTTAGTAAGTAGTTCTTTAGCGTTCTACCTACCGCCCACACACCAACCTCATAACCAAATCTTTGTAACTCTACAACTTTATAAAATAATTCAAATAATTTACTTTGTTTTGAATGATAAGAAAATCTAATAGATGAATACTTTGTATTTCTTTTAAAAGATTTAGTTGGAACATTAACAACAAATTCTATGATATTGAACATACCATTAGACAATAAATCCATTGGTTTTTTAACCATACTAACTATCTGATAAAAACCACTATGCAGTGTTGGTTCACCGCCAGTTAGAGTAATAGGTAAATCACTTCTTGCTTTAATGCGATTAAGACCTTGAACCCAATCATCTACAGACATTTGAGTATATTTATACAATCCATTGTATTTATTGATACAATAAGAGCAGTGAAGATTACATTGGAATGTTAGAAATGCTGAAATATAATTATATGAAACTGGTATATTTATTGGATTAATCATTAAGCATTTCCCTTATTTCTTCCGGCATAGTGTATAGTCGTGGTATCTGACTATAAATCCTGATTGTTTCATCATGTTCCCACGGCTTTTCCCAATCTATTTTCCAACCCATTTCTTCTTGGTTAAAAGTAAAACCAAAGTGGTGGATATAAACACCTTCTACACTTGGAAAAGAACCACCTGCACAACGAACATCGTGAAACTTTACATCTGATTTAATTAAACATATCGCCTCATGTCCTCGTATGGGAAAGATATGGTTGTAATCTCTTGCGTATTCTATAAGTGGGCATTTAACCCCACTTTCTTTAACATTTTTAAGTAACTTCTGCTGGTCGGTTCTGGAAATCAACTCATCAGCGTCGGAGATAAAAATGTAATCACAATCACGAAGTTTATCAATACCAAAGTTTATTGCTTGATGTAAGTCATTATTATCTTCTGAAACTATTTCTATATTCTTTTGCCCCAACTCTTCAACAATTTCCCTAGTATTATCTTCTCTTGCTTTAACTCCTTTAAATCTATTATTAACTACCAGAAGTTTATCAACCCAGTCATATTGTTTAAGAACAGGACGAAGATATTTGGTTAAGCCATAACTTCTGACCATAGCACCTATTCTCATCTACACTCAGCCGCTAACCATGACCAGCGTCCAAACCTTAACTTGGTTATTTTAATCTCACTAAATCCAGCCTCAGTTAAGTGGTTCTTTAATAATTCTGGTGTGTAGAAAGTTTGGTGGAATAAATGTTTGTATCCGTCATCATAAAATGACTTAGCCTTATTTTCTAATAGTAACTTAGTTTCAAAATCAGCACCCTGATGCTCACGCTTCTCTTTTATTCCCCAAAATGGTTCTAAATCATCAGCCCACTCATACTCGTAAGGAACAGTTACAATAGTTTTTTTACCTACCCTGTTAGCTTCTGTTAAAACTTTAATAGGATTATCAACGTGTTCCAATATTTCAAATAAGCAAGATACATCAAATTCCTTATCCTTAAACGGAAGGTTCTCGGCATTAGCCCTAACAAAATTAGGTAGTGGATATTCGTCTATATCAACTGAAGTTACATTTTCTTTATTAGCCCAGTCGTGAAAGCAATGTCCGTCATTAGAACCTATATCCACAATCTTATCGTCTTGATTTAATTTGTTAAAGAACCATTGAACCCTATTCTCAAACTTAACTTCACACTCTGATGGCAATACATTGTTATCCCAATCTTGTGCTACAGTCTTCCAAGAGTTTGCTTCTACATAACCTTCATTCTGGATTTTAGTATCTCCTTTTCGAAGTAATGTAATAAGGGAACTAATAAACTTATCTGTCTTAACGACTTTCCCGACAGTATTCCTTTCAGGTAAAACTGCAAAGTCATTAGTGATAGGATAACATCCACAAGCAATAGCTTTAGTAAGTGCGATACAGTTAATCTCACCCGGATAAGTGCAAGGGTAAGCGTAGATTGAAGCCTTTGCATACTCTTTCGCCAACTCCTTATGCCCCACCCTCCCGTGTTCAACCACACCTTCTTGTGAAAAAAGTATTTGCAATTTGTCAATAAATCCGTCATCTTTTAATATACCTTTCTTTAAATAACTAATGTAGGTATTTAATCCGTAGTAAAGATGTAATTCAGCGTCGGGAACTGCCTCACGGATTTGTTTCCAGTTCTCAAGGATTAGTGTTACACCTCGGTCATAACTGGAAGCATAGATAATTCTATGTGGCTCACGCACTATATCCTCAATCCCCACAAAGTCATCTGGATTTATTCCATTAGTTGAAACATAAATCTTATCTTCTGACACAAACTTAGGCAGAAGTGATTTATGATATTGGCTAAGGACAACTATCTTGTCAAAGAACCTGCAATTCTCTTCGGTTAATTTTAATGAAGATGGTAAATCGTGAACCCAAACTATCTTTCTTTTAGCCTGAACCTGATAAGCAAATATATTAGACCGCCAACTAATTACAATGTTGAATTGGTCTTTGGGGTTAAATCTGACTGAACTTAAATACTCAACCCCACCATAATTTCCTTCTTTTTCACAACTATTATAAATTGTTACTTTATAACCTAATTTAGTAAACTCATTGGATAGGTGAATTGCTGCTTCTTCGCTACCACCCACTCCTTCCTTAACTGAATTAGGATTCCAAGCGTTTGGTGTATCACCAGCATATATTACTATAGACTTATCTGACCATATTGTAGGTGGTAAATATCTATTACGAAGCATTGCGATTGTTTGGTTCTCAAACATACATTTAGGTATGCTCTTTGCCAATGCTTCAAGTTCTCCACCATTATCAGAAGTAAAAGTTAATACTGGCAATAAGTGGTCAATGTAATTCTTGCGTTGTAACGCCTCAACATAAATCTTTTCGTTCTCTTTAATAAATGGAACTGACGGGGCAAGTTTCTTGGCATAATTGAATAAACCCATCGCCTTTTCAAACTCACCCATATTCCAATAAGCATAAGAAAGAGCCAGTGCAGGTCGCCAAGTATAACTCGATGGGTCAGTAACGATAAAGGTCTTTGGTGTAGGCTTGTTAATACCCTGTTCACACCAATCTATTGCTTTTTCCCATTGTTCTTGGTCGAAATATACCCAAAATATTTCTAAGTATGCGTCAGGATATTCGGGTTTCTCTGCTAATGCCTCAAATCCACAAGCAAGTGCTTGTTTGTAATCTTTTACAAGTCTATTTACATTTGCTAATTGACACCAAGATAAATATCTATCCTCATCCCATCCTGAAAGCTCAATGTGTTTCTCAAGGAAATATATTGCTCGTTTAAAATCACCAAGACCAAAGAATACTCTACCTAAATAAGCAATAGTTCTAGGGTCAGTTTTTTCACCGTCTTGTTTATACTCATCAAGCAGGAACTTAAGATTTCTTTCATTTGATTTTAATGAATCTTCATAAGTGTTGATATGTTTTATTTCAAGTCTTTCATCTAAATCAAAAGTATGACCAATCATACTTACTGGTACTATATTCTCGTGTATCTTTTTATTCCAACGGAGATTAGTGCTATTCTTTACAAGTCTTTCTTTCCAATGTGCGGCACAGCAATTACCATCTTGGTCATATCCATAGTAATAGTAACCATAGACAATAGCGAACTTTCTTTCTTCTGCCCTCTTAGCTACTTCTTTAATTAACTCTGGATGTAGGATTACATCATCACAATCTATCGTGAAATAAAAATCTGTCTTACATTTCTCTGCTAACCAATTTCTCTTATGGGCGAAATCATTACACCACTCATATTTGTAGAGATTTAGTTTGTTAGATTTTACACAATCTTTTAATATAATGTCGTCGTCATAAGCAATATCTATTGCGTCAAAGTAATCTGCATACTTTGTGATAATTTCATTTAGTTCTAATATTTCATCTTTAGCAATAATAGATAATGTTACCGACGGCATTATATTCTCTCCCAAATGGCGAATTGAGGGAAAGCCTTTGAAAATCCCCTCAAGTCTTTCTGATTGACAAAGAGCTTCTGACCTAACCTTTCCTTACAAAATCTTTCTAATGCTTGAAGTAGTCCTGCTGGAATACTTAATCCAAGACGCATTGTGTTAGTATTGTTGGCTGAAAAACCACTACCCTTTTGTCTGGCTTTATTCTGAATAACTACCGCCCAACAGTGGTCAAAGTTTTTACCTATCTGTGGGTCTTCACAACAAATCTCACCATAAAAAGGAAGTCCACAATTATTACAATAAACCGATTGGTCAGTAAGCCAGTGATTGATAAATTTTCTTATCTCACTATACTTACCTTTCTCCAAAGGTTGATGTGAACTAAATGTAGTGTTAAGTTTTGCCATAAATTTAGTGTAGGCTGTTTATGGGACAACCTACGAACCCGTTAGCCTACCAAATTATAATACTTGGTCAGACCACACTCCGGCGTTATAGTGGTCATTCTGAAGGGTAAGTTCCGTGATAATGTTACCACCCGAGAAATCATCACCAGTTCCGTTGGCTTCTTTTGTTTCTGGTTTACGAAGATAAGCTACTTTAAACATATCTTCATTTATACCTACTAATCCATGGTTAGTATCTGTTCCAGAAATACTTACGTATCTATGGGCAAATAATTTTACCATCTTAGCGGCATCAGCTTCATAAACATCAACTGCATTGATTAAACGTCTATCAGTAGCATCAACATTTTTAGTCAAACCAGCCGTAAAAGCAGAGATTTTCCTCTTCAAATACATATCAGTATAGATGGCATTTACTTCGGTAGAAGTATTGTCCCAAACTAACTGTAAGTAATCGTTAAGCATCGTCTCTGTTAGTGAAGTACCAGACTGAGCAGTAATTAAAGACAACGAAGCCTTAATACCTCTCAATGCTCTAGCACCAGTTCCTGAGCCAGATACTAATGAACCACGAACTAACGCATATTCCATATCATTTTTGATAAGGGCTAATGCTTTAGTTTTCTCGTAGCTGTATCTATCAGAGAAACCTGCTAAATCCTCAGCTCTCTCTGTATCAGAAACTTTGTATCCTTGTTTGAAAATCTGGCAATAATTCACAATACGAGAAGGATTGGTTACATTGTGATATGTAATCGCTGCTCCTTCGAGTTGTGCATTTGCCTTTACTGCACTTAACGTATCGATTAACCACTCATGTCTAATCGATTTTGCTGTGGAAGTGCCAAGACCACTAACTAACTGAGTATTTTTAGGTGAAAGATTGGTGAGTAAATCCAGCAAATCTTCACGTAAAGCACCACCAGCGTCATCATAACTGTTACCATAAGCTAAAGCCATTTTCTATTTTTCCATTGCCGCTTTTTTAGCCTTTGCCATTTCTGACAAAGCCCTTGCGACATCCTTTAAGTTACCTGATTGTTTTGCTTTATCAATAGCTTTACGATATTCAGGCACAGATTGAACATTTGACTTACCACCACCTTCAATCATAGTTTGCTTCTGCAAATGCTTTACTTCAGCTTGAAGTTTAGACTTTTCGGTTTGACTAATCCCTTGCTGTTGGCGTGAAACTCTTGCATAAGCTATATCGGCGGCAGCCATAAGACCTTCGGGGTCATTACTAAATCGTGGGTCTCTCATCAAAGCATCAACTTGTGTAAACATTGCGTTCTGATTATTCATACCTACGATTTGACCCTGTGGATTTTTAACAAACATTTCTGGATAAGTGGAAGAAACATAATTGAAAGCCTGTTGCCTACAGGCATCTCCCTGTTGTTTTTGCTCAACAGCCTTTACCCGTTGTTCAACTTGATTTGCAACTTTCTGCTCTAATACCAGAGCCTTCTGCTCTTCAACCCACGGTCTATGTTCTGGATTTTGCATAGCAAAAGTTTCAAGTTCTGCTATCGTATATTCCTTCTGTGCTGGTTGACCGTATTGCTGGAAACTATTTTTGACAGTGTCTTCAATCATTGAAGGCAATCTCTCAATAGTATCCTCATATTTCCGTTTCCACTCAGATACCCTGTTAATTAAAGGGACACCATATTCATCAACAGCCGGATACGACGCTTGACCCTGCGGGGGAGTAGCTGTTTCTGTTACTGGTTGAGTGGTAGTTTGCCCTTCGGTCGGCTGGGCTTCATTAACGACCTCTTTTGCTACATCTGCCGGGGCTGATTCAGCAGTATTTACAGCCTCTTTTGTTTCTTCCATTTAGTTCTCCTCTACGGAATACCCTCCGCTTGGGTCTTACAGGGAACTGTAAAATCTATTTTATATAACCTTTTTTCTTAGCCTTTGCCATTGTTCCATAAACATAGGCATCTTTTTTCTCACCAAGTAACCCCATCTTTTTAGCTTGTTTACGAAGACTTGCTTCCATTTTCTTAGGCATTGTCATAGTCCTTATTTATAATTGTTTCTGGATTTTGTATTTTATCTAATTCTTTCTTTGCATTTTCTAAATCATTTACGTAACCATCTTTTAAATTAAGTAAGTGATTGTATGCTAACTTTGTAATTCTTAACTCTCTTAACTTCTTATCTCCCTCTTCCAAATTCTGCCAATTATTATCTATAATTTGTCTTTGAATAAGTAAATCACGTTGTATAACTTCCCAAGCCGGACAACTTACTAAGTGGTCTAAAACATTCTGACACTCTTCTATTCTTTTAACCAACTCATCTTGTAAATCTGTTGCAACCTTAGTATTTGTTTTTAGGTTCTTTACTATTGCTTTGGGCTTTCTGGGCATTTTTATCCTCTGTTATGGAATTTACTAACTCGCCTAATTGTTTGTATGCACCAATCTTCTTTGAACCTTGGTCAATACGTTTCTCCTGCATCTTGGCTTCAGACTTCAACTGTCTGCCTTGAACATCAGGTTGTATTCCACGACGAGCAAGTATCTGTGCTTGTTCACCATCAGTTAAATCTTTTGCTCTAAATCTAATATCGTCAACTGGAGGAGGTGCTTGCTGTTTCTGTTGCATTTGTTGTGCAATCATCTCTGGTGGCATAACCAACTCTTCCCAATTAGGAATATCCATTTCTTGTAATGCTAATTTGTAGGAATTGGCAAGGTTGATTGGTGTTACAACACCAGTCTGGATTGCAATCGGATTGGATTGCATCTGTATAATCATTTGTGTCTTTTGCAATCTTACTGCTGGATTAGTGTTCTGGTCATTACCACGAACTGTTATTTTATACTTTCCTTGTACCTCTTCTTTAGTTAATTTAATCGGTTCGTAACCATTTTTACCAAAGTATGCGAACTCATAACTATCATCACCAAACTGACACCACAATTCCCAAATCCAATTAAATAGTTCCTCAAAAGATTGCCTAAAAAGGTCTGCATCTAAACTAAACATATTCTGCATACCCTGTGATTGCATCTCAACCTCACCCAAAGTTCTTGGTTGTCTTCGGTTAATCATTGACTGTAATGTATAGTCAGGTTGACCAAGCAACTCTTGAACCTTTGTTTCTAACAACATTTGCTCATCTTTATAAGAGAACTCAACATTAGGATTATTGTTGTTGAGTGGTGCAATTAAATCGTTGAGTGGTTGCATACCCTGTGCAGGTATTCCTTGACCCCAAGCAAACTGCATAGTATTCTTGTTAATCATACCAGCACGATAAATATACATCGGGGCATTACGCATTGTTTGGCTATCTAACTTTGCGTTATGTTGCATATCTATTTCTTTAACAATATCCTCAATTATTTCTGGAATACCACGATGAGAAAACCATCTATCGTCAGTTAATTCGTAGAATAATTTAACAAAAGGTTTTTTACCAGAGTAAAAAGGTAAACCTATTTTTCTTATAATTCTATCAAAATCAGGTGCGATAGTAATGACACACTTTTCTTCCGCACCATCGCCATTAAGGTCAATCCAACCATAGAACTCCCAGATTCTAACCTTATCAGTTTTATCTAATATAGTGATTCCTTCACGAGAATCTTTTTCAGAATCTATTAACTTATCCCTACTTGAACCTGACTGAGAATTAACTTGTTTTTTGGTTTGTTCTTCCATAGTTAATTCAGCTATATCTCCTATATCCCAATTCTTAAACTTAGAGTTAATCTTTAATGTTGAGATAGGTAAATCAAATTCGTGGATAATCCAAGAACAAGAATCTGGATGATAACCAGAATCGGTAGGAACATAAATTCTTTCAGGTTCACATAAAGCAACATCTGGATAATTACAGATTACATCTTGGAACTCAATATCTATCTTTCTTTCACCCTTCAATATTGCGGCAATAATTTTATCTAATGATGCATTGTTTTCTTTGGAAACTAATGGTGAAATATCAACATCATACTTTTTAGCAATAGCTTGTTTTAATGCTTCAGGTGGGACATTCGGGTCGAGAACAAACATCGCTTCTTTTTCACTTAACTTATCAATATCTAACTTCTCTATCCTTGTCATTATATCCAAGTTCCAATATGGTTTCATTAAATAAAAACCTTTTTCTAATGCTTGGTCTATACTAATAATAGATTTAGGTTTTAATTTAATCACATCCATAATCAGATGGTCTATGAACTTCTCTATCTTTAATGCTGATTCCCAACTACCCGAAGGAGTAGGAACTACCTGAACTATGGGACGGATACCAAAAATAACATTGGATAATGCTGCTTTAACTTTACGTATATTGGTTTCTATTGTAGGCATACGGATATTGGAGCAACCGACAAAAGGAAAGTTCTTCTCTTTCTTAATCCTATACCGCATCCTAGACCACTTGTTTGCGTTAGACTCCCATTTTGTAGTTAAAGCGATAGATTCATCAACCATACCTTTGATTGAGGAAACTAATGTATCTTTGGTTTTTTCTATTTTCTTTGCCACTATCAATACTCCGTTCCGTAATTGGATTTATAAGTCTTTTTCTGCGGTGTATAATCACACTCTATGTTAGTGTCCTGAAATACTGGACATAATATCTGTTCGGCATACGCCATAGTATCCACAACATCGTCCCAACGGGATGTTCCAATAGTCAATAACTCATCCCGTGCCTCTATATGATTAGGGTGAATAAAATACTTACCCTGTTCAAACAAAGGTTGTAGAGCTGCGGTTACTCGTGCTTTCTTATTGCGGATACTTACTGAAGTTCCCGTTTGAGTAAATGAATTCTTTAACTCTACAACTGGTGGATAAAGTTTTCTTTCATCACACTTCTTTAAGAAACTATCAAAGAAAGATTTTTCTACACCAGAGTTAGGAACACCAATAGCTGTAATTGTGTTTCTATTAGATAACCACAGGTTTATAATGGCATCCTGAAACTCACCGATAGGACTATGAGTTCTGATATATGAGGAAAGATAGCGGTTCATTTGTTGGTCTATTACGATGTGAGAGCAAACCTTATAGTCTGATTTCTCCTCATCCGAATAAGCTGGGTCAACCGCTAAAACTCCTGAATATGTCAATGGAAACTCTGTCCAATATCTAATTTGATGTTCTTTAATCGGCACTGTCTCATCGCTTACCGGATTATTCATATACTCCGAAGCAAATGCCCAAGAACCTATTTCACGCTTTCTTTCTTGTAACTTTTCGTGAGACCAAAGTGCTTTCCATAACTCATTGCCTGCTTCTTGCCTACCATCAATATACGCTTGATACTTCTTGTGAACCCAACCATTGTCAGCCACAAGTAAATCCGCCAAAACAGAAAGTGGATGTATAATCGTGCCGATGACCACGAATTGACCTTCAGGAAGGAGGGTATTGAGACAGTCTTTAAATATCCAATCTTTAAGTTTCTTTCTCTGTTCCTCGCTCTCAACACTCTCATTTGTTTCAAGGTCATCCATTATCAGGCAGTCAGGTCTAAATCCTCGTATCTGTCCACCTGCTCCCCTTGCACGAATGTTTACTCTTTTATCGTTTTTAAGAATAATGTGGTTCTCAGTCCACTTATCACTCTTTAAATCTCCAAAGAACGCTAAAATCTTTCTGTTTGTTTCAAACTCACGTTTAATCTTACGTAACCACTCTATTGCAAGGCTCTCAGAAGCTGATATGATTGTTATATCACCTCTTTTAGCGAATAAAGATAACCAAATAGGATAAAATACTGAACTTATTGTTGACTTTCCATGACCTCTTGGAGAAGCGATTACTATCCTTTTAGATTTAGGAAGTAAATCATATATCTCTAGATGGAAAGGTGGTATATCTGATGTCAAATATTCCTTACAAAAGTATTTAACAAATTCTAAGAAAGAACTGGAGAAAAGTTTGTAATACTTAAGTACGGTTTCTTTATCCAATTATATCCTTTAATGCTAGATTAAGGTCGCAAATCCAATTCTCAAAATCTTTGTGATTAAAGTTGAATAGGTAGTCTCCATTTTGAGGAACATTATAACCTAGTTTATATCTAAGTAATCTTTCAGCTAATATACACTCCACTATCTCGTGTAGAAATGCAATAGATAACTCATCTTTGGTAGTTCCTTTTCTTGTTCCTATCCTTATCTCTTGTTTACCACAGTTAAAGTTTCCGCCATCTATCTTTTTATCTTTAATTATCTTGTAATTTCTACCACAGATTAGGATATGTTTTGGTATATTCAAAATAACTCCAAATAAGCCCTACAATCGATTATTATATACAATAGTACCAATATGGCTTGAAGATGCCATATTTATTGTAACTACTTTATTATCAATAACTTATGTAAATTAGGTATTTCTATACTTAAACCTATTGATTGCAAGCAGTTACACTAAATTTAGAAGTCCTCTGATACTTTTCTGGCATCTTTTCTAAAATCCAATTCGTGCCTATCTCTAAAACTTTCTGTGTCCACTTAGTATCTTGTACACAATCTGGACATAAATTATAAAACTTTTTATTTATTTTCTGTAATATTGTTTCTTTTTTATTCTTATTGCAACAAACACAAAGTTTATTAACTCCAGAAAGCATTTAAACTCCTTAAAATTTCAAAAAATAGTTAGCGTAGCGTATGCAGTATTATAACTATACTAAGGGGCGTATCGGGGGGGTCTCCTCTCCCACCAGTCCATAAGAAATCTATTATATTTATTGTAACTTAAATAAACACACCATATTATGTATATATAATGCCTATTGTAATAACTTACGCTCTATGCCTAAGCGTCTGTTGTATATTGTTATAACCTTATGGCAACTATTACATAGAGTTACAGAGTTTATGTCTGTATCTAAACCACCACTAACTTGGCTATGTATATGATGCAGTTCTAACTTATCAGTAGAGCCACACACAAAGCACTTATCACCTAAAAACTTTAAGTATCTATGGTAAGACCTTAACTTTGCTCTGTAATGGTCTATCTTGCGGTAATAACATATCTTCTTGCTGCATACACTAGAATTATGGCAACTTGGGCGTTTAGATTTATTTGATTTTATATCCCAATCGACCTTATAACATTCTAAACACTTGATATTTATTTGTTTACTCATCTATTACCTATAATCTTTATGTTATGTTAACTTGTTATCTATATCAGTTATATTGTCTATCTTGTCTTTAGGCAAATCTCTTTGCATAACATCATTAAACAAAAATGCTTGTGTTAAACTACTATCTTTTAAATGACCGAATAGTTTGGCTAAACTATCAATAGTTGATTTAAGAGTAGCATAATCTTCTTTTTTACGGCAAAGCTCAAGACATTCCGAATATGCTTCTTTTAAACTATTTTTGGTAATCCCTTGCTCCGTAAAAACTTTTTGAATGTGGCTTTTTATGGTTCTGTTATAGATATTCCCTGCTGTCCTTGAATAACCGACTTTCTCTGCAATATCTATTAAAGGTTTACCAAAATTTTCCTTTTTACGCAACTCTTTTACTAATCTTTCTTGTTTTAGTGTCATATGATTAAATGGTTATTAACAGCTACATTATTCACTAGTAGGACATTCCTTCCTTAATATATGGTACTATTCCTATGCTTACTAAAATAGTCTATTAGTAGCCTTTAGTAAACTACCTTTATAATACAACCATAAACAACCTACCTTGCACTTACTAAAGGTAAAGGTAAAGCTAAACAACCTATTATATAGAATAGGTGTTTTTAGTAAACACTTTACAATACACACACAATATTGTAATGTGTGCTTTGTAAAGATTGTAAAGAGGCAGTTTTAATAGCTTTAGTAAACTTTTTACAATTCAAGTCTATTCTTTATTAGTTTCCTTTTCTTCCTTTTTCCACTCAGCACCACAGTTACGGCAATAAAAACTGTTTGTTCTTACTCTATATAATATATTCTTGCGTTTACATTCTGGACATCTATATTCCATCAAAATCACCTCCCTTCTAATAGTATGACACACACAAACACAATGTAGATTTAATTCATATTATTATTTAATATTATGTTGTATAAAATATATCAATAAATAATTAAAATATCTATTGACAAATAACAAATATCTGTTATACTTTTAATTGAAAGGAGGAAAGATGATAGATAAAGAATTGTTTTGTAATAAGATATTTAAGAGTGTTGATAGTAAATGTAGAAGTAAAAAAGCATTTTATTATGGAATGAAAGGTATTAAGAATTATTTAACTTTAAAGGATATTCAATTCTTATTTGAGCGTGATAAAGCATACTTGCTTAATAAGCCAAGCATTGATAGAAAAGACCCTTCTAAAGATTATACCTTAGATAATTGTCAATTCATAGAGTATATTGAAAATTGTGGAAAAGACTTAAGACTAAAACAAGGACAATGGTCAAGAAATTTTGATAAATGTTTCTTATGTGGAAGTAATCAAAATAAGCATAATGCTTTTGGTTATTGTATTAAATGTTACCATAAGAGAAATCGACCGCAATCTAACTTGCCTTAACCTTGATTAAACTAATAGGGAGTATACAACATGAAAATACTAATTAAGGATTTACTAGAACACAAAGAAGAAATAATTGGAAAGAGAATAAACATAGTCAGACAAGGTGGAAAGTATCATTATGATTACCAAGATAGAAAAGTTTTTAGGGTTATTACTGATATAAAAACACACTTTGAAAAAGATAATAAAACAAAAGAAAACATAAAATGGGTTACTTGGTTTTGGAAAACTCAACCTATTACAGCAGAAGAAAACTTAAATGGTTTGTATGGTAGTATTGACCACGGTTTTGCAGGTATGGGCTTGGGAAGTGGGTTGCTTGATAGTAGTTATTTGGATATTAACTAATCTAACCCAATAAACTAAAGAGGAGGGGGAAATGAAGAGAAAAGAATTAACTAAATTAAGAAATGATACAAAGAAAAGAAACTTAGATTGGCTTAAAGAAGGTAACAAAAATACTTTCTATAAGTGCGAACATTGCTTAAACCTAATTGAAACTATCCAACCACAGAAGAAGATGGTAACTTCAAAAGGTTTTTGGGATAGTGCTATGGTTTGTATAAATTGTGGAGAGATAAACTTTGTAAGAGTTTACCCAAGTGGAAAAACAGAATCTTTTAAGTTAGGTAACTAACCCTCATTAACCTAAAGAAAGGCGGAGAGAATGACTAAGTATACACCTGCACCATGGTTTTATAGCGATGACACATCTTCTACTAAAATAAACATCTGGGGTAATAATAACAAGATTTTTGTTGCAGAATTAGAAAAATATTGTTTAGATAAAAATTCATTAGCCAATGCTCGCCTTATCTCCTCTGCACCTGAATTATTGGAAGCGTGTAAATCAGTAAGAGCATTATTTCTTAGAAACTATGAAAAAGGAACATTGGGTTATCAAATAAACCAAGAATTGGAACACGCCATTGCCAAAGCGGAGGGTAAAACTAATGACTAAACATCTTTATTGGTGTGAACATTGTAAAGAGAAATCTGCTATAAGGAGGAACTTTAAAAGAAAACATGATAATAAGAAGGAGAGAATTGAGATATGTTTAAACAAAGGTTGCCATTACAAGAGAATACTCCCATTTTCTCAAGTACTAATAGAGACGCAGACTATATGAAAAGACCACTACTACTGTTTGCTCCTCTCACCTTTTTACTCACGCTTTTGGTTTTAGGTTTTGGTTTTTCTGTTGCTTGGGCTGGTAATATTCCTTATACTAATGACCAACTGGCAAATGCTATTTATAGGGCTGAAGGTGGGGCAAAGACTAGACATCCTTACGGGATATTTCCACACTATAAGCATACTACACCAAGACAGGCTTGCCTTAACACTATTAAATCAGCACAGAGAAGGTTTGCTAAACAAACAAAGGAAAAAGACTTTGTGCATTTCCTTTCGCTTACTTATTGCCCGATTGGCGCAAGCAACGACCCGAAAGGATTAAACAAAAATTGGGTAAGATTAGTAAATTATTTCTTGACAAAATAAGAAAATACTTTATAAGGACAAGCTAATGACCAACAAACAAAGAGCAAAGATTAGAAAGCTAGCTAGTAAGAATTTGAATAAAAAAGATTGGATAGAAACAATGATGCCTAAAATAATAATATGGATAGAAAAAGAGGAGAAGGAGAGCAAAGGAGGAGTTTATGACAACAAAAAAAGAAGATAGCGTTGCTTTGGTTGTGTGGTTGTTAAATGTAATGAAGCCTGAAATGTTAGCTGTACAAATGGAAAGAAGTTTATCCACTGTTACTAAGTGGAAGAAAGGGCTGAGTGTGCCAAGCAAGGGCGATATGGAATTGTTAAAAATAATTAGTTTAAAGAAGGGAGGGGGATAATGTCTGAACCTTATGAGCTTAAGATTTATATTTGTTTTAATTGCGGTGAAGATTTTAGCAGGGATGGTATAATCAACGAGGACGGGTTTACTTACTGTAAGAGTTGCCATAAGAAACTAACTGAAGAGGGTAAGGTATGAAAAAGAATAATTGGGGTAAGTTTATAATCAATCCGGTTAAAGATAAATCGGTTGTTGATTTTGATAAATTCAATGCAGAGAAAAAGATTAAGAAAGGGGGAAGATATGAGAAAGATAGAGGTTAGGGAGATAGCAGGAGAGATAGGTAACAACATTGGAATAGATTTCGGTGGTGTAACTTTTATGTCTAGTCCATTAGGAGTATATGTTGTAATTAACATCGACGAGGCAGACAAGATTGCATTTCAAATTCAAAGTTTATTACAAGATATTGAAAGAAGAAAAACAAAATAGTTCTTGACTTTTTTATTGATTGTGTTATAGTAAATTTACTTTAAACAAAGAGGAGAATAAATGACCGAGAGAATAAGCCGTAAAGAAGATACACAGATTACTAATTTCTTTAACGGCTATTTTTCTATCCCCTACTTGGCTATACTCTCCAAATGTATGAATGAACTCTCGGTCAGGATTACAGGTCAGGTAGGGGATTTATATGATTAAACAAAAAATTGTTTCGCTAGAAACTTACGATAAAAACGAATTCTATTTAGACACAAACTTAAACTCTCATAAGTTAGAAAAGTTATTTAAGTATATAATTAAGGTTTACAAAAAAGAAGAAAAGATAGCGAAAAGATGCAAATGTGTGTCAAGTGTTATTTAACTCTCTCACTACATTTTAATAACAAGATTTTCCGCCGAAGGCGGGCTATAACCTAGGAGTAAATATGGAATTTAAAAAGTTTCAAAAGATACCGAGGTTAAGTCGTGAGTGTGTAATTACTGAAAAAATTGATGGGACTAACGGAGTAATTTATATTGGTGAAGATGGTGAATTTCTTGTGGGCAGTAGGACAAGATGGTTAAATCCTCAAACAGGAGATAATCATGGATTTTATATGTGGGCAATAACCCATAAAGAAGAACTTATGAAACTCGGTGTTGGATTTCATTATGGGGAATGGTGGGGTAGTGGAATACAAAGAGGGTATGGATTAGTTAATGGTGATAAAAGATTTTCTTTATTTAATGTAGGTAGATGGGTAAAAGATAAAAATAAGGTATTGGAAGATAAGCAGGAGTATTGTCCAGATTGTTGCGATGTTGTTCCTATTGTAGGATTTGGATTATTTACTACTGAATTTGTAGATATTACTTTAAATATATTAAAAAATAATGGTAGTTATGTTTCAAAAGGATTTATGAAACCAGAAGGAGTTGTAATTTATCATACGCAAGCAAGATTATTATTTAAGAAAACTATTGAAAAAGATGAAGAACATAAAGGTTTTGTAAAAGAATGATAAAAATAGACGCCTCCCAACTACAAGCATTTATTACCTGCCCTAAACTATATTCTAACCAATACCTTAACAAACTTGTCAAGGCTCGTGAAGACGAAAGCGAAATGGACAGAAACTTTGGCTCTTGTATCCACTCTGGTCTTGCTATCCTGTATAAAGGTGGAACTATGGAAGAAGCCAAGAAACATATGTTAACTATGACTAACTTGGTTAACGAAAAGATTAAGACAGTAGAGAATGGACAAACTCTCCTAGAGCAATACTGGAACTATTGGAATAAGCCAATGAATGATTTAAGCAACAATAAGTTTGAAGTGCTGGAAATAGAGAAAGTAATGGAATTTCCTATCAATGATGAGATTACTTGGCTTGTTAAGTTAGATACTGTGATTAAACATCAGGCAGGGATATTCTCCTTAGAGAAAAAAACAACAGGGGATATTCCTTACAACTACTTTCTTCAGTTTGACCCTAATATGCAACTGTCGGGGCAATGCTATGCAATACAGCAGAAGTATGGTCAATGTAGCGGGGTTATAGTTGATGTGTTAGGGTGTGGCTCAAGACAGAGAAAATACCTTGATAAACCTGCTGGTTTCTGGACAGACTTTAAGCGTGAGATAGTGAATAGGAATAGTGAACAGTTGGAAGATTTTAAACAAGATGTGGTAAGGTGGGTTGAGAGGTTGAAGCAAGCAATAGATACAAATAGTTTCCCTCGTAACACTAAAGCCTGTCATCAGTATAGAGGGTGTAGTTATAGGCAGTTGTGTATTGGAGTAGATGACGAGAATATTCAAGAAGTTCTTTACCGGAAGATAGATAATCCATTAGAATATTTGAAATAATAGGAGATTTAATATGAACAAACAAGAAGCTGTAGAGATAGTGAAAGAAATAGCAACAAGCATTGAATTAACAAAGCAGGGTGTAAAAGCCCTCCAATTTCTCCTCACCCTTGCCGAAACTCCGAGTGAACTACCACCCAAGAAAGAAATTGATTGGAAAGCAGGTAGAACTATTCGCATAAACTCTATTGAGGAAGCTCAAGGATGGAATAACCTCCACGACATCGCCTCCCAAATCATCACCTCCCTGAAAGCTGAATTGGTAGAGTTAAAAGAATCTTGCAAAGTTAAGTTTGGTGTTTGGTTATGCCCAGGATGTGGCAAGGGAACTCTTGTGGGTCATAAGTGTTATTCGTGTCTTGAAAATGAATTGGGGGATAAAGATAAAAGGATTGCGATGTTACTTAATATTTTAGATTTTAAGGACAATCTATTAATCGTGAAAGAAGCAAGATTTAATGAACTTAGTAAAAATGGATTAGTAAAAAAGGTTTTAGACCTTCAATCCCAACTGGCTAAGGCGAAGGAAGTCAGAGCCGAAACTTGCGGAATAAGCGTTAAAGACGATAGCCGAACCTATGGTTGTCCTCACTGTGGTAGACCAGTGAGAAAAGAAGAACCCAAGCAGATTGTGTCGGTGGAAGAATTAAAAATATCTATTCGTAATATTCAACATAAAAGAATGGCTGGAACTTCTGATAGCAATACTAAATTGATTATAGCTTGGGATTTTGAAATAGCCCAAGCAATCTCCAAACTCCAACTCCCCAAATCCAGTATCAATTCGGAGTTGGTGGAGGTATTAAAGGATGTTTTAATTCAATACAACGCATTAGATAGCGAGGGTTATGATTTTAGAGAAGATATATTAAAGATTAAGAAAGTCCTCACCAAAATAGAAGGAGAGAAGATATGAAGTGTATAAAAGTTGATATTAAGCAAGAAGTTTTGGATGTTGATAATAGCCCTTATTTTTATTTTGCGAGGGTGGATAAAGATATGCCGAAAATGTTACTTGATGAAGCCTCATTCCCCGCAGAAAAGGTAACATTTCGTAAAGATTTGTATAGGGTTTTTAAGGTTTATAATCCATATAGCAAAGAAAAAACAGTAAATTATTTGCTTAAAGAAAATGACAAAGGTTTATTAGATATTTTACTAAAGGTTGAGAATGATGTTATTGACAATATAATCAACGACAAAATAGGAATATTTAAAGAATTAGCTCGTATGGAAGTTGAGAATATTAAAAAACTCCCCTGGTGGAAAAGATTATTCAATAAATTTTAGGAGGGCTAAATGAACCCATTTAACGAATGATAATTACAATGTAAAAATAGAAGGAGAGAAGAAATGAAAAAACTATTAATGTTTATTGGATTAAAGATATTAGAAATACTTATAATCATTTTTGTCCCAATTTTATTTGGGCATATTCTTCCTTGGGCTAAGTGGTTTTATGTAGGATACTGGTTAAATGGCATACTAGCTATTATTATTCCAGTGGTAGGTTTATTTTTTATTGGTATAACTATTGTGTTTTTAATAATACAACCTATTTTATATTGGTTGTCTTTTAATTGGGATATAGTTTATAAGAATACTGAAAAAAGGAACCCTTTTAGCGATTTGATAGATAAGATTTTTTAAGAAAGGATGACTAAATGAACCCACTCTACGTATCACCATTAAAAGAATCTATAAGGTTAAAGGAATTAGGATGTAAGCAGGTTAGTGAATGGTATTGGGAACAATAGAGGAAATAAAATGGAAAAGAGTTTAGGAGAGATATTAAGATTAGTTTTTCTTCACGGAATTAAAGCAGAGAAACTGGATATGGGGAATAATGAAATTCCGGGATATACTTTAGGAACTGACCAAGCTAAAGAATTAATTATTAAACATTATTGCAAGAAACCTACTTGTGAGGAGTTACAAGATTGTATAGATACTGCTATGTGGAAAGACGAAAAGGTGTCAATTATTCATACTGAAAATTCTACCTCACTAGGATTAGATATAACCGTAGATGAATTTCAAAAGTTATTATCCACAGCCATAACTAACTATTTGGAGGAGAAGAGATGATATGTCCAATTCTAACTATATCCGCAGTATTAGATAACACACACAATAGCCAATATGATTGTAAAGAAAGTGAATGTTCTTGGTGGTGTTACACTGATGGTAGTTGTTCAATCAAAAAGATAGCAATGGGATTAGATAAAATAAACATAATACAGGAAGAACTTATTAAGATAAGTGAATCAATAAAAGATACTTCAAAAGGAGGATAAAATGGAACAATTATACAAAATAGATGAAGAAGTTAAAGTAGTTATTACGGGAAAGATTAAAGAAGTTTATATTGGATATAATGTTGAATTAAAAAAAGATGTTTTAAGATATAAAATTGTAGAGGGAGAAAGTGGAACAGCTATTGGAGTAGAAGAAAATAAAATAGAAATAAATTCTCATTTAAAATTAAAAGATTTTGAAGATTTTTTAATGGAAAAACATAGTCAACAATATATCGGAACAGATGATGCAATGGTTGATGATTTTAGTAAATGGCTTGAAGATTTAAGTATTGATGATTGGATAAAATATGGAAATAAATACAAGGAGGAAAAATGATTGACCCAAAAGAGTACAGTGCTGGAAAACAGAAGTTAAACCTCAAAGTTATGGTAATAGGGGGAAGTGGAGTAGGTAAGACAACTCTAGCATCAACCTTCCCTAAGAGTTACTTTATGGTAACAGAACCGGGTGGAGAGGACACTTGGTTGACTGTTCCAGAACTTAAGAATAATGTAGTAGGATTTGATAGGTTTATTCCTACAAGTGAGGAAGATACAAAGAGAGTGTTTATTGAATTAGACAAAGCGTGTATTAATGCAAGAGAAATGGCACAGAAGGGGGAGATAGAAACAGTAGTGTTGGATAACTTTACCTATCTTGCAGAGAACCGCTGGATTTACCTAAACAAGTTTGAGCCAGAGATTAGCCCAAAGACAGGTGAGATAGATACAAGGTCTATGTATGGTAAGTTGAGCCGTTACCTTTATAACTTTACTTTGATGAAGTTGCTTACTATACCTGCCAACCTTGTAGTTAACTTTCATGAGAAACTGGAAAGTGATGATGTTATGGAAAAGAAACCGAATAAGGATACACCTCTTGTTGCTTCTTGTCTTGGTGGATTTAGAGATGATGCACCGGGAATGTTTAGCTTAGTATTATTCTTAGATAAAAAGAAAGGAGTTGATGGAAAGTATCACTATATGGCAAGAACTAACTTAGGTAACGGTAGGCAGGGTAAATCGAGGTATCCGGGAATTCCGGAAATCTTAGAGAATATATCCTACAAGGTAATATCAGATAGTGTGAATAAGGCGATAGGGATAAAACAATAAAAAGGAGGAACAAATGGAAGAACAGTTACAGGGACAAGAATGGTACGGTGGAGTAGAACCAACAGATGTAGGTAGTTTAGATGATGTTAAGGAGCAAAGGAGTATATTACCACCAGCAAAAGATGTAAGAGTAAGGATTGCAAGAGCAGAGATTAAGGATAAGTTAGACGAAGTAAGCAGAAGACCTATTTACAGGCAGTTAGTGTTAGGTTTAAAACTAACTGAAGGTATTGATGGTAAGTTTAAAGGAATGTTTGTTAATGCTAGGGTATGTTTCTATGCTGACCCTGCAATCTACACCAAAGATTTCTTTAAAAACAAACAGCACTTGGTTCAGCTCAAGTATTTAAGTAGGTCTACAGGTTTGGATTTTAACAAGATAGACGGGCATACTTTAGTTGACCTATGCAATGCACCTGAAATCAAAATAACCATTACACAAAAGCCGGGTTTAGCAAAGTATATCAACAAGTCCACTGGTGCTTATCTTAGGAAAGAAGAGGCTAATTTACTCAACCCAAGTGAGTATGATGTGGAACAAGAACCAGAGAATGAGGCGAAGAACTTTAAAGGATTAGACCCGACAGAGTTAATATAACTAAATAGCGTTTCATCGTATCGCTTGAATAACGATAGGACACCAATGATTTCTTTTCGTATAGAACAAATACCACCATCTTACAACAGAATGTTCCAAATAAACTATAACTTAAGAGAAGTTACACTCTCCAAAGAAGCTCATATCTTCAAAACAAATGTTAAGACTAGAATACCACCCACTAAGTTTAAAGACAATGCTTTGCTAAGAATAGAAGTAGAGTTCCATTCCAACTGGTATTACAAGAATGGTAATATAAAGAAACACGATGGAGATAACTTGGAGAAACTATTGAAAGATGCAATAGCGGAAGGATTAGGAATATCGGACAGTCAATTCTTTGAGTGGCAGGGGAAGAAGGTACAGGATACAGAAAGTTATACTTTAGTAAATATAATGGAGATATAAAATCAATGTCATTCTTTAAATCCTATATTGGAACAGATTTCCTTAATCAGGAGTTCCCAACAAGAAAGTGGATAATTAACGGGCTATTAAAGGAGAAGGATGCGCTTTTATGGGTTGGTCAGGAAAAATCAGGTAAAACTCTTATCAGTATGCAAGCATTTCTCTGCTGTATGACCACAGGACACCCATTCCTTGACAGACACGAGATACCAGAACCAAAGAATGTTACCTATATCCTACTAGAAGGAGATATATCTGAAAGCCAAGATAGGGTAAAGAGATTAGCCAAGAGTTTGGATATTAACCCTGATAAGTTTGTGTTTATGTACTATCCTCATCTCCAGTTACAGAAAAGAGATGGTCAGTATGGATTAGACCACATTATTTCAGAGATTAAGAAGTACAACTGCCACGACATAGTGGTTATAGACCCACTCTATCGAGCTTTTACTGGCAGTATGATTAAAGATGAGGTAGTGCGAGAGGTGGTAACTAACTTTGACATTATGAAAGATGAGCTTAACTGTTCTTTAGTAGTTATCCACCATACCCACAAAAAGAAGTTTGATGTTAAAGGTAATAAGATTATGGAAGGAGATGATGCTACATTTGGTAGTGTCTGGTTTAAAGCGTGGGCAAGCCAGATTGTCTTACAAACTTTTGACCAACAGACAGGGCAGCGAGCTTTCTATTGCAACACTCAAAGGTCAGGAGACATAATGAAAGAGTGTTATCTTAAACTCAATGAACCAGACCCACTCTACTTTGAACAGGAGAAGGTGGAAGTTATACCGGATAAAGACTATGCTTTGATAGAACTATTGCGAAGACCGGAGAATAAGGGAGGATTAACAGAGAAGGAGATACTTAAAGCATTAGGTGTTTCTGCCCCTACTTTCTATAAATCAAGAAGAAAGCCATTAGCAGAAGGAATAATAATTCAAAGCAAAGAAAGACCAGCAAAGTATAATGTTAAGGATTTAACTATTTAATAATTTATTCCGAGAGAGATATGGATTTGTCATGCCTCTCACTTGTACTAAGTGTGTAGATAAACCCTGTATTAAAACAGGAAAAGTATGTAAGGATATTGAAAGATTGTTGAATAAAATACAAGCCAAAGAAGGTTATTCAGACAGGCATAGGAGACGTAAGGAAAGAATATTCCCGATAGAAGTTGTGGAAAGAATTGGTGCGGAGAGAGCTTTTAAGATTAAGTTTGGTGGTAGAAAAGAACCATCATATGATAGTGAACAAAATAACTAAAATAAAATTACTTGCATTTTTTACAATTAGTACAGAATGTTGGGTAAAGCTCACATTCTTTTTTTGATTTCTTCTTCTCTTTTGGTTTTTTTGCATTCATCACATAATCTCCCGTAAACAGTTACAATAAATACATTACTTTCTTTACCACAAGAATCACAATGTGGTTTAACCTCGTAATTGTTAAAAACACTAAAACTTTTGTTCATAAATTTTGTCATTTTTCTCCATATAGTTAATTAACAAAACTGTTAACTAATTATTCTTTAATAAGGAAATTTTCTTTTACAACCTTTGACAATGCGTCAACACAAGATTTGCAGTGTTGTTTATTTGGTGGCATAGCATTACAATTATGCCCTGCAATAGATTTAATTATCAACCTTATATCATCATTATCCTTAACCCTACGCAAAGCAAAAGTAACTAAGTCTTGTAATGCGAAAGCCCAAGAATAACCACAGTTATTATTCTTAGCAGGTGGGTAGATTTGAATAGAGTCAAATTCACCTTTGTTATTATGGTTGACCATAATGTAAATATTACCTTCACAGGTAGAAAATCTATAGGATTTAGTTTTCATAACATTTTAAATACTTGGAAGAATTTACCTTTATCTGTTACAACACCACAACCTAATAGTGGTTTCTTTTTAAAATCCCTGCCATATTCAAAAGCATAGGATTTAGGGTCTATGCCACAACCTACATTCATACCGAAGATAGCATTCTTATTATTTCCAATATACCCACCAGCTAATTGTGAATGTGTATGACCAATACAAGTTGAAGTCCTATTATTATATGCCGCTTTAAGGTGAGCATTATCTCCACAATATCCTGTTCCATGCTCATAAATAACTCCGTCTATCTCATGGCTAAAATCATCTATCCAACCACTAGGTAAATTCCATATCTGCCTAAAAGGTTTAAATACACAATCAGGTAGCCCCGCTGTTCTACCCTTCCTATCAACCATTCTGTCATGGTTACCACGACATAAAAAAGCCTTAGGAAAGGCTTTATACCATTCTCTAAGGCGTTTTTTAGTTTCCTTTATTTCATCTGCTGGGGATAAACCATTAGGGTCGTGTTCGTGATAGGATATTGCGTGATTATCTACAAGGTCGCCAATCATTACAACTTTCTCACACTTAACCCTTGCTTTAATATCTAAAACAAAGTCAAGATAGCCTTTCATTTCAAAAGGAAGATGTTGGTCGCCAACTACTAATACGCTTCTTCGGCTCAAATGCCCTCCAGTAACTATATTTATAACACAAAACAGAAAAAAGTCAAGTTAAATTATATTCCTAAAGATAGTTTTAATTTCCATAGATTAAATGATAATCCTACCATTTTATCATTCTTGGGACACTCATAAACAATCTGTGTTTGGATATGTTGAGTGGTGGTCTTTGCAATAAAGAGTTTATGATACGCACCAATAGCGATAGCACATAGGGCAAGAACCCATATTATCTTGCCTATTCTCTTTCCGTCTATCGGTAAGAAACCTTTAAGTAAAGTAACTAGCCAAATCCACATTATAACTTTCCTTCACTTTTTAACCATAAACAATATCCGACTAAACCTGCTACCACAATTAAGAATAACCAAATCATTTAAACCACCTCCCTTAATATTCCTATTAACTCTTCTATTTTCATAGCACACTTTTTAAATACCTTTGGGTCAAAATGGATTAAAGGATTTTTTGCAAGTTCTGAGTAACTAACAAACATTTGCCTAATAGGTAACATCTCTTCGTGAATAATTTTATCAATATTTGTCATAGCCAACTATCCTTTATTTTATGGAATTCTGTTAAATCGCTATCTCTTCTTGCTTCAAAATCCTTGCCACAAATTAAACAAATCCGTTTAATCACTCCATCATCGAGTAATTTTAATTCCGTCCCTCCACAATAAATACAGCGTTCTTGTTTTCTACGTTCTATCATTTTATTTTTTAGACTCACTTAATTCTGTAGCTCTGCCTTTTTCATAATTAAGGTCATATAGTTGTGTCCGAATTTCTTTTAATTCTATATCGTGAGAAGAAACTTTAAAATCCATTACAGCAAAACGGACTATTGCACCAATAAATAAACCTACTAATCCAATACAGGAACAGACAATAGCAACCCTCCACTTGCTACCAGCCTCTATATGCTTAGATGTTTCCGTTACCGCACTTTCAAGAGTTGATTTAAAAGAAGCAATATCCTCTAATGCACTAATTATCCTATCTTCAAATTTACAAGGTTCACTCATTCTAACCAACCTCTTAAAGCTACTATTGCCCTAACTGCTAATGCGGTATCACCTATTGCCTGTATTTTTAAATCTGCCAATGCTGGTATCTTAGTAGGTATTTCTAATGGCAAAACAAATGCTTCGTTTACTAGACCTATCTCATTGAGAGGATAAAACATACTTGCTAATTGACCTGTTCCCGGGTCGATTGTTACCCTGTTGGTAAATGTTACAAAATTGAATTTACCTGAAGAAGTAGTATTGCCAACACCTACTGAGTAACGAACTGAAGTAACATAGAGAGTTTTACCTAATGGTACAGTATAAATTAACTGTCTTGATTGTGTTTGACCTAAAGCAATATAACCATAAATAGGAGTAGCGTTAGTAAAATGATATACTGATATGTTACCTACAGCATTAGAGCCAGCAGATACATAAACTTTATTTATTCTTCTTATCTTAGTAGCGGTAGTGTTTACATCTGTAGTACCATTCATAGTAACTTCTTCAGTTAAAGTCGCACCAGTTTCATTAAGATATTCTATTTTAATCTTTGTAGCACCACTACCAGCTACACCATCTTGTATTGAAGTTGACACTACTCTCATTCTCTCACCAGCAGTTGCCGGAAATACATAAGGATTAGTAACTCCTTGAGAAATATCTAATAGATTATTCTGTAATCCATCTAATATACCATATTTAGCAAAAGGAGTGTGATTGGCTATATCCCCTTCTGCAATAGATAATAGATAATCTTGTGATACTGTTCTTAACTGTCCAGATGTTAAAACCAATAAATCTTGTAAATTAGTACCATCATATCCAGAAGCAACTACTCTTTTAGCTCTTACACCGTTTACGTCTATGTGTTCTGCTTGTTCTATACTCGAAGGTTTGACTGCACCTGATAATTTTTCCGCCATTAGTATCTCCTGCTTAACGCATCTCTTTTCTTTTCTACTTCTTTAATATACATTGTCATCTTGCAGTAATTAAATAATTTATCATATTGTTTCTGCATACTATCTGGTGCACCTAAATGATTACGTAGGTCTCTAATCTTAAGCAACATATCACCATCAGTACCATCAATACCGACTTCACTTTTTGCCCAATTAGTGATTACTTTCAACTTATTGACCACCTTCTCGTCGCTATTAAGCGGAGTATCAAAGAATGTATAAACATCTACTGGCACCCCGCCAATGTCAAGGCGTGAGATAGAGTCGGGGGGATTGTTAATAATTGGCTTAGAAATAGTTTGTGTTATTACTGGAGTTGATTGAGCTATAGGCATTTAATCTCCTGATTTTCTGCTAAATCTTGATTTCTTTAATCTTCCGATAGCGAGTTCTTCTGGTGTTTTAGACCATTTTCCCTTACTACGTTGTTCATCAATATTTTTATTTCTGAATTTCAAGAAATTATATGTTTCTGGGGTCATTATAGAATTACTATAGTCAGTATTAGATTCAGCATCTTTTCTAATTTGGTCTATTTTATTTTTAGATGGCATATCCCCCATAGGGTCTAACCCAAATGTTGCTGCATCCATAACCTTAGAGAATTGTTGCAAAGGCTCATTTCTTAATTTCCAAGTCTCAAAGGCTGTGGCTGCTTGAAAAGCAGATTGAACTAATGGTATCTTAGCATTAACCTTACCAACCATTCTAGCTAAAGCAGATATTGCACCAGTTCCAGCAATAGACCCTAAGGCTACTGCCCGACCCATTAAAGCCCCCTTAGCACCTTTAGTTCGTGAAGCAAGTTCACCAGCCTTAACCTCTAAATTAGTCCACTTCTTCATCTCAATGGCGAGTTTATTTTTTAACTCCAAAGATTTTGATAGAGATGAGTTGGTTATATCTGTTTTTGCAGAAGTTAATTGTCCCCGAACTTTTCTTAAATCTCTTAAATTTTCAACTTTCTGTGATAATCCTTCTATTGGGTTGACATTTGCATTACCTTTACTCATTAAGTTAAGAATATTATCTTTACTTGTATCTTGTGCAGTTTTAATATATGATGACAAAAATCTTTCTACTCCAGCGTCATCAAACTCACCAGTTCCCTTTTTAATAAAGGAAGCGGTGGCTTTATTCATCTCCGCAAATGGTTTATAACTCTTATTTGCCTCAGCAATTATCTGTTTAACTTTTGTTCCCTCTGGTGCAACATCTTGGAGAAGTTGACCAAAGTTATCAGTTAAGTTATGCTTTAATCTTAAATCGGGTATTTCATCAATAAACTTCTTAGCTTGTTGGAGTGATATAATTTTTTCAGGTTCGTATATTCCACTTGAATCTGCTACTGGTGCTAACTTTTGTTTAATTGACTCAAGTATAGATAAATGCTCATCATTAAAAGATGCTTTAGCATATTTAATTGCAGGTTCAATTACCTTCTGTGTGTATTCAAGACCAGATAAACCTTCAACTCCCGCCTCTTTTAATAATAATGCACCAGCGTCTAATGCTGTTCCATAATTCTTATAACCAGAATTTAGAAAACCTTGATGACCAATTTTAATTAACTGTGCTGCCTCGTCAACATTAGTAGTTAATATAGCCTTATCAAATTGTGCTAATTGGTTACTTGCATTATTGATAGCCTGTTTGGTAATTATAGCGTGGTCATATTGAGCCTTTTTTAATGGGTCAATACTTAATGGTTTTTGTAATTTGATTTGAGATGGTAGGTCTTCATTTCTAAACTTATCTGGTAATCTTAATTCTTTTTTTATCTTGGCACTTTCTTTATTTGTATCAGCCAAGTCTAATGCTGGTTGGATTAACCATTTTCCACTCTTATAAACACCCGCACCCAAAACTGGTGCAACAGCAAGTGCAGCAGTAGTTGTAACACCTTTACCTAATAAACTACCAGTGGATTCTTGGTATTTTTCTGTAGGTTGATTTATTAAATCGCTACCCTTAGATTCCAATAAGTCAACTGGTTGATTAGTATTTTCTGATAATAAATCTATTGGCATATTATCTTCCTAACTTTTTAAGTAGTGATTCTCTTGTATATTCAGGGTGCATTTTTAGGGTATGTGCAATATCGTCTTCGTTAAAACTATTACTTGATTTTTGAGTTTCTTCACTAAATATCTTACTATAATTATCTTTACCCATCTTTTGTTTGTAAAACATTTTAAGGTCGCCGTTAAATGTTTCCCTTAAACCATCAATAGAAGCGGAATTAAATCTACCCACTTTGTCAATAGACGGGAATATCCGAGCATATTCTTTTGCTTCTTTTTCTGTAAACTGAACACCCGTCATATCTCGTCTATAAGTCATCATAGCAGTTGCAATCTTTGTTGCGATTTTACGCATCTCTGGATTCTTAACCTGTCCAACTTTTGCCAAAACATTCTCATAATTGCCTGACCAAAATCCAGTAGGATAACCAGCTTTTTCTAATGTCTTTAGGTCATCTTTAATTTCACCTAAAAATTCAACAGTTCTTTCTTTACCCATAACTGTTTTCTGTTGGTCAGCAGTTGAGTCAGAAATAGCCATCTTCTTGAGATAACTTTTTGCACCCTCGATATTTCCCTTCTGGGCATAATCGTCAAGTGCATCATAATCTGCATTCCTAATTGTTTCTGATTTACCAATACTCATACTTTGTGCGGCATCACGATATTGATTAAATTCATTTGATTGCGTAGAAAACCTAATTTTATCTTCTATTTGGTCAATAGGAGTTCCAGATTTTAAGTTGGCTATTACTGCTGGTAAAACCTTTTCTGCACCACGCACTCCTCCAACCTTACGTGCTAAAGAATATGCTGTTATTTGGTATTCTGGGTCAAGTGTTGACAGGTCAGATGAACCACCTATACTTTTAACCACAGCGTTAGCGTCTACTTCACCTAAATTAACTTGTTTACCAGATGGGTCAAAACCTATTACTGGTTTAGTTTTATTTGATTCACGATTCTGTTTCCACACCTCAAAATTACGCTGAGCCTTCTTACTCTGCATCTCTTGGAAGTTAGAAAAAAAAGGCTTACCAGTTATACCTTCACCAAACGCCATCGCCCCTTGAGCAAGAATAAACATTGCTTTCTTGGTGGGTGACATATCTGCCATTGGGTCAGGTTCTTTCCAATCCTCAAATTTCTGTTGTGAAACTTGGGCTGGTGGGTTAACAGCAAAATCTGGGGTGGGTTGAGATTCCATTGGCGTGAAGCCACTCGGAAGTGATAACCCGCTCATATTTTGTGTTTCATCAATTACATTAGGTTCTGCCATTATCTCTCCTTAATATCCGTTCTGTTTTTGCCACTCAATAAATCGTTGTAATGATTGGTCATTTTGAACCATAGTATCCATACCTGCTTGTGATGTTGGGGCATTAGGTGAATCAGTTGGATTAACTGAATAACCCATACCAGTAAATTGAGTTGGTTCAATTTTACTTGGTTTAAAACTTTTTAAACCTAAAGCCATAATTTTTTTATAATCCGTATTAGATGGTGTACCGCCAGAAACGGATTTACCACTGCCTAAATTGGTTGCAGTAAGTTGGTTGCCACCAGCAGATAAATCTAATTTTTGACCACCAAAATTAACGGGTGCAGATGAACCCCCAAAATTTGCATTACCACCCATACTCCCACCACCTAAGCCAACATTAGAAGATGGTGTCAACCCACTTGATGTTTTATCTCCACCCATATTATTTCCTTTCAGATAATTCCTGTATAGCCTTAGTTAAAATTCCAATCATAGTCAATGGTTTAATTCCTTCAATAACCCCGTCCTTATACCAAACTGCTTCTGGTATTATCTTAGCCAATTCCTCAGCAATAATACCAATGTCAGGAGTTTCATCTAACCAATTATATTTTACAACATCAATTTGTTTAATTAAATCTAAGGCTACGCCCATAGTTCAATATTCCTTTTGTAACGAGCAGATGATAGTATTGATGCACCGCCAATAGTTCCAGCAGCACCAATTCCAGAACCAAGTAAATTTAACCAAGAATTACTTTGGTTTGAAGCAGATTGTACTTGTGTTCCATAAATATTTGCAGCAGTTCCATAGTTAGTGGAATTAGTATTAGCTACACTTGTGGGTGTATAAGTTGAAGCATAGTTAGAATAACTTGGAGAAGCAGCCTGAGTTAGTGGTTGACGACCAGCAGTGGAAAGTCCTAAGTTTCTATAATAATCTCCCCAAGATTTCTGTTGCTCTAGTAATCCACGGCTTGTATAGTCAGCACCTATTCCTGAACCTGCGTTAGTTCCTAAATTAGCTCTAACATTGTTTAAATAACTATCCTTTGCCCAACTTGGCATTTCTTCCTGCATACCTGCCAATGATTGTGCAGCAAGTTCTTCTTGAAGTTTAGAAGTCTCAGGATACATAGCGTCATTAGCAGCTTTCATAGCTTCACCTAATGGTTGAGCATATTGCTGTGCTAAAGAAACCTGTTGAGCAGCCTCTTGTGGTGCATATTCTTGTTGCAAAGCAAACATAGCTGGATAATTAGCTATCCAATCTTGCATATTTTGAGAAGCTGTGGGAACGGCTGGTGTTTCTGGTACCTTAGTTGAACCCATTGTAGACCTCCTTGAATTTATTTGAAAAGTATTCTTTCCAAAAACTTCTATTAGTGTTAGTTTTTAAATGACAATTATTACAAAGTGAAATTAAATTATTGTCTTTACAATTTTGTTTTTCATAATCTATGTGATGAATACTTAATGATATTTCACATTCTTCTTCTGGAACACCACATAATTGACACTTATAATTATCTCGTTCTTTTATTTTTCTTTTTAGTAAAGAATTAAATTCTGATGGATATGGTAAAAATGATTTACCACCTTCCCAAGCAGGATTTTTCTCACCTAATATTGCCTCAAAAATTATTCCTTTGTTCCAAGGTTTATGACCAAGTGGAAAAGAACAAGCAGGTGAATAATGTAATTTTTTATTCTTACACCAAGGTATATGTCCCTTTTTAAAAGCTGAAACTGGTGAAATTCCTACCAACCTTTTACTTTTACATTCTTTAGAACAACAAGTGGCAGTTTTTTCTCTACTCTTAGGAACTTCAAATTTACCGCCACAAATCATACAAAACTTACTAACCCGTTTCTTAAATCCAATATACTGACAAGGCTTACTACAATACTTATTAGCCTTACCCTTAATCTGTTTTGGTTTAAATTCTTTGCCGCAAACTGTGCATTCCATAGGTTAAAACTTGTTGTGTTTAAGAAATTCACTTATCTCTATTTTTCGTTCCTTGTTATTCACTTTTCTTCCCCGCTGGAAGACCAAAAACCTACCATTGGGAAATGTCTTTAATGCCCGTCTAATAAAATGATTTCCTAGTCCTTTTCCACGCCAA